CTTCCCCCATTAATGTTTAAATTTTGTGTTGCTCCTGGTGTTAATTCTAATGTTGCTTCAAATTTACTCGTTGCTGCGTTAAAAACCAAGACCATTCCATTTTGTAGACCACCAGATATATCTACGTCTGATAATCCACCTAAAGACCCTCCACTACCAGATAAAGAGGATACAACCTTATTCGCATTTCTTGCTCCGACTCTGACTTTTATTTCAGACATTTTAATTAACCTGTAGTAACTCCAGCAGTAACAATCGCACTTCCACTAACAATTCTTGTTTTTACAGAACCATCATTTAATAATACATCATAACTATATCGACCTGCTTTTAAAGCAGATGTGATAGAAGACCCCAACGCAATTTTCAATGCTCCTTGAGTCCTATTTGGAAAAGAAACTGAAAATGTTGCTTTATCGTTTAAAGAAGCAGGATGTTTCTTTAATTTTGAAGTGGCGGTAAAACCAGTCAAATCTAAAGGTGAGTTTGCTGAATCTTCCAAATTGAAAATCTGGTCAAAATCAGCACCAGCATCAATTACTATGTTACTGATATATGCTGCCATTATTTAACTAATTAGAATCTATCTTGGAATATTTATAAATCATTTATCCATAATATTTCTAAGAAGAGATTTAATCTCATCCATGTCTTGTTTTAAAGAGTCCAAATCACTACGCATATTATCAAATTTCTTTTTTTCTTCGTATTTTTTTTGAGAAACTTTTAAAAATTTGTCAAATTCACTTTGATTTTGGTTGATAATTGCATTTGAATCTGTATCTCTAACAAGAGATACGTCAGATTTTACTTTTAAATACTTTTCCATTACTCAATTTCAAATGATCTAAGTGCGATTGCTCTGAAATTTTTAAGTCGAGGTGGTTTTGCCTGATTTGTAGATGTCATTACAACTTTAATCATGAATTGTTTAAATTGTGCAGTATTTTCTGCGGTAAATTTATATTCACTAAAAGTATTTCTAGTTGTATTTGGATTTACAACCTTGTCAGGTAGTCCATTAGTATTAAATGGAATGTAAGTTGCATGGTCATCATCCCCATCACCTCTAATTAATTTATAGAATACTCTGATATCTCCTTCTGCTTCTCTATGTCCATCAAACTGAACAAGTAACGAATTAGAGACAAATTCCAAATTAATCATTTTTGTCTCATATATCGCAGTATTTGGATCCGAACCAGGAATTTTTGGTCTACTGTCAGTTTCAAAGTCTGAAACTTTATTGTCAACAAGATTACTTATTAAAATAACATTTGGATTGTCTAAATTAACTATTGGTGATACAGCACTATCATCTGTTGAAAGTGTCAATTCTAAAGTAAATGATTTTTGGTTGTTAAGTAAATTGTATTCATTTACTTTTGATGCAACTATTCTTGGATCATCAAAATAATTTAATTTATTTAAAGCAACATTTTCATAACCTTTATCTGTAAACGATCCCTCATTACCACTTAAACTTGTTCCACCTGTTGTTTTAACTCTAGATGCTATGTTCGTTCCTGTAGGTGTTATTGATGTAATTTGTGGTGAAATCACTTCAAATGGAATATTTTGAGAGGCAAAAACTGCACTACCGCCACCAGATTTTGTTGCATTAAATGCTGGTTCAGTATTTGAACCAGTAGTATTAATACCAACAAAGTAACTATCAAATGTTTTTTCTCTAGAATCAATATCGTGATCTTTGTTAATTTTTCTTAGCGATACTCCATTAAATTCATACTTATAAACTAAAACATTTGCTGAATGGTTTGATTTCAAACTTTGATCAATTCCTCTATCAGAACCCTCAATTGTAATTGTGTCACCAGAAATTGCATCATATGAAATAATTTCTTTGTCGATAAGAAGATAACCAGGATTCGAAGATGAAACCGCATTTCCTTCAAATGTTGTAAAGTTGGTTCCGCTTGTAAGAGTTATTGCTGTGGTATCATCATCAATATTGTTAGTTAAGACTGTTGGAACACCATCAGGATGGAAATTAGAAATTCTTACTTTATTAGTGCTTGAATGCATTCCATGATTTTTATGGTCAAACTGTAAAGTGTATCCATCTCTTACTGGGTCTGGATTAACTGTGTCAATAGCAGAAGCAGCAATTGTAGTTTGAGTTCCACTGCCAGCATAATGAACTATATCTCTATTGGCAACAAAATCATTTTTGACATTATCTAATACAATTAAGTCAGTTCCAGCAATTCCAACATGACTAGTTACTACTGCTCTAACTCCTGATCCTGTTGCACCAATATTACCCAATAGTAATAAATCACCAGGAGCATAACCAGAACCAGCAGTTGTTACAGTCACAGCAGCACCTGCTATAATTGGGTTAGGTGCTGACACTCCAGTATTAACTGTTAATTCTACTACAGCACCAGATCCTGATCCTGTTAGCGATGTAGCACTAATATTATGAAATGTTCCACTAGTTAGTCCAATTCCACTAATGCCAGTGACTGGATCCGCTACTATAGTTAATTTACTATTTCCAGTTGCTAAAGGCCCTCCAGTTGAAAGCACTCTTCCAGTATTTACAACTGATGTTGCACTTGTTTGTCTAATTTCTTCACCTTGTGCAAAAGTTGTAGTGTTAGCGGATGATAATTTAACATTTACTCTCTTTGAGAATCCAACAACAGGATTTTCTTTTTTAATTTGACCAAGAGGTAATTCACTATTATAAAGTAAAACACTTGATGGTGTATTTGTAACAAATTCTGCTCTGTTAAGAGTAAATTTAAGATCTTCATATTGAGTTGGAGTCCAAGTAGTATTGTTTTGTGATTTAAATAAAGATCCAAGAACTGGTTGATCACTGTTTAATCCTTGAGTAAGTAAATCAGTTTCACCCATTCTATTGATAAATGTTAAATACTTGTCAGTAAAAAATGCCATCAAAACTATAGCATATTCATGACCACTCTGTAAAAATACTGGAGAATCAAATTTAAATGTTGTAGCAGCACTACCATCATCTGATAAGTTGATATCTTCTGGATTTACTTTAGTTTCACCAAAAGGAACAACTGTCGTAGTTGGTATACCATCTCTCATTGTTCTTATTTGAATAGTTACTGGAATCTCATTATCTTTTGTTTTAAAGAATAATTCTCCACTAGTAATACATAAACCACTTTCAAATTCTGCTCCATCAACAAGGAATGATTGTGCTAATGGATCTCCTCTACGTCCTCTTGCCCTTGCTCTTCTAGCTCGATTTCTTCGAACTCTTCCCCAACCGCCACCTCTCCTTACGGTGTTTCTTGTTACGCTAGTTTCTGTTGTATCTTCAGTTCTATCAACATTAAAGTTTCTAGTTACTTGTTCTGATCCTATTTCTACTCTTTCTATTATTGGTGTTTTAATTGATAAAACTTGCTCTTGTGTATTTGTTTGATACCCACTTGCAAGATACTCTGCCTCTGCAGAACTAGAACCAGGATCTAATACAACATCATTGGTTGGACTAGTAGTCACCCTAATTGTATTATTTCCAGTAGTGAATAAAGGATTTCCTTCAATTTTAGGATCTGGAATATGTAATGAAAATACCAAGTCTCCTTTTTCATCACTGAATAACCCTACTTCTCCAACTTCACACTCAGCAGTTCCTGAAGCGTTGACGAGGTGCATTCCCTTGTTCACCCATCCAATATGTTCAACATTGTTTAACGCTCCCATATCTAATGTATCTACATTCAAAACTTGACTTGTGCTTGAATACGCTGTAGGAAGAGTTATTTCACCAAGATCTGGTAATATACATCTACTTTGAGTTTCGAGTGGATTATTAAATGGGCCCATCTTGTGGTCTGGTGATGCAACTCTAAATTTAATATTTGCTTGTCCAACAACTGCTGCAGAAGCTGCAGTTTCAACTATTTCATTAACTGCGAATGAACCCCTATTCATCGTAATTGAAAGATATTTGGGAACCGCATACTTAGTTAAATCCGTATTTTCCATGAATACGTAATACTTTGTATTTGGTTTTAATCTTTTAGCAAATACTTCAACATTTCTCGATCTTACTTGATAGTGAACATCAATTCCAACAACTTTAGTTCCCAAGTCAACTACTTCTTCACCAACTGATAATTCTAAACCAAAATCTGTTTGTGTTCCAGATTCTTCAAATGTTTGTCTAATAGTATTTCTAACATCTCTAGTAGTTGTGGTGGTCGTAGTTGTATTCCTTCCTGACCTTGTGGTTGTTGCATTTGATCTGGTAGAAAGAACTTGCCTATCAATTACATTTTCACTAACCAAAGTAGCACTATCTCTACCATTCCAAGTTGTTTCTGATGAATTCCAGAAACTTGGTGCCATACCACCATTTTCACGATCTTCAACTCCTAACAAGTCAGCGATTCCATTAAATACAGAGGTAATTTCTATATTTTGAGCAACTAAAGGAACTTCCTCAACCCAAAAATCAGAATTTGGAGTCAACTCAATTACACCAACAAAAATATCTACCATAAATGGGTTTAAATTTTCTGTTCTTGTTGCATATGATTGAACTATTAAAGGAACTTCAGTGTAATTTAAAGTTAAAGCTGATTTACCTCTGGTAATATTGGAATCAGCAAAATCACTAGCATAATTGTAGTCAGTAGTTGTTGGATTTGCAGTAGTGCTTACAGTTTCAAATACTAGTCCAACATTTCTTTCTGTGGATCTTGGTCTACACTCACTATTCTCAATATCAATATCAAATTTAGATTCACCACTTAAATTATGGGAATTATGATTTCTAAAGTTATCAACAAAAAAACCAGATTTAAATTTATCTAATCCAGTATTTGGATCTTTAACAGATAAATTTTTGGTGTCAGTCTCTAATAATGATAGTGTTGTGTAATTTTCTAAATTTTTAATTCTACTTTCAAGACTACCAATATCCCTCATTGTAAATCTTTTATGAGGAACTGTTTTAATTAAAACTTCAGACTGTGCATCACGAATGTATGGTGGTAAACTTACAGTCGCAACTTGAAATGCATCTTCATTAGGAATTGGTGCTTTTGGAAGTCTTGAAGGACTACCATCTTTTGTAATTAGCAGTCCATCTTTAGTCAAGTATAATCTATCAACTCTTCCCAAATAGTATGAATAATCAACAACTACAGTTTTACCTGAAACCACAGTTTCTGAATTTGTTGATGCAAAATTCCTAGAAGCAAATGAAAATGGTGAAATGCTACCACCAGTATATGGTGCAACTCTAGGTCTAAAATCTATAAAATCTGAAGCGTAATCATCAAAGACATATGGTATATCTCTTGAATAACTAAGAGTATTATAACTATTAACTGTCTCTATATTTCCAGATGTTTCATTATTTACAAGATTATCAAATATAATTCTTAATTTACGAGTTGGTTTTTCTACATTTGGTTTTCTTATGATTCTAGCAAAATCAGCAAATTCAACTCTTTGACCATTATCTACATCAAAGTTTTTAAGTATATTTCTGTCTCCTACTGTAACCCCACTTACTGTAGCAACAATACCAGAGGTCTTCAGAGAGATGCTTTCGCCAATTTCAAATCTACTTTCGTTTTCATAAACAAAAGACAACTGAGACGCTTGTACAACCACTACACGAGCAACAGCACCCGATCTGCTACCAATAAATTGCTCACCAACAGTTACATTTCCACTAAATGTATCAGTTTGATTCGTAACACCAATTAATGGTAAGTCTGGATCAGTTGAATCATTAGATTCAAAAATTGCCAAAACACGAGATACATCTGGGACATTTAATGATATTTCTTCGTCTTGAATTCTTGTTCCATAAACATCACTAGTTGTTAATCCATCATTAAAGGTTGTGGTTGTAATTCCAGAACCGTCTAATGAAGATTTATCAATGACCAAACTATTGCATCTTGTTAAAGACTTTTCCTTTGATGATAATTTACTCCTTCTTACCGCAGCAGTTAAAGTAGCAGCACCATTTGCTTGTGATAATCCACTAATAGTAACAGTTTTAAGACTTGCATTTACAGTTACCATAGGTGAAAAAAGTCTTTCAACTACATCACCAACTTCTAAAACATAATTTGTTGCACTGAATGGTTCAAAGAAAAGATTACCAGTATCTCCACCAAGAGAATTAATATTAAAAGTAACGCTATTTAAACTTACAGTTCCAGTAAATTGCTTTCTTGTAATATATGAACTATCTAAAACGTTCATAGATGCAATATACTTATCCGTTAACTTAACTCTAAAACCAGGATCATCAGATTCTTTTAAAGTTGGAATTAAAACATCAACACCAGTAGGTGTGCTATTAACAACTGCACCATTACAAACTCCAGTGAGAGATTGGTTAGCAGCAAGACCTACCGAATTTGCAGCAACTGAAGTTACTGTATTGAAATTAGGATCACCAGCAGTGGCAGATGCGTATGTAATAATATCTCCAACTTTAAGTTGACTTCTAAAGTCAGCAATTGATCCTGATGCTAGTGCGTTTCCACCAGTGATATTAAATTCTATACCTTCATTAAATACTTTTTTCTTACGATCTAAAACTGTGTTTGCTAAAAAATCAGATGAAGTTACTGCTTTTACATCCTCAAAACTATTATCAGTAGCAGTTAATATATTATTTCCTGACTCTATTCCATTAATAATCAGTGGTTCATTAATTTGAAACAATCCAGTAACATCACGAAGAACTATAGTCGTACCATTAGTTACTGCTCCAACTGCATATCCAACAGATCCACTAAATTTACCTTTTACATGAGAGTGAATTACAGTAGAAAAATTATTTGCAGTTGTTAAAGTTGTGTAGAGTTGAAGATCATATACTTTTAAATCATATGTTGAGAATGAAGCAGCAGTTCCTACTACTTTCTCAGAATAGTCAAAAATTCTTGCATCTCCAATGATAGCACCTTGACCAGCTTGATTTACACCTAATCTTCTATCTCTCAAATTGACTATTGCATTTGCACCAAATCCAATGTTTGGTGTACCTTTTATATTTGTTACTTCAATTGAATTTCCTATTCTAATTGGAACGCTTTGATTTTCGACTAACTTAGTGGTTCTTGGTTTTAGAACATCAAGAGATGTGGAAGATAGCTTTTCAACCTCATAACCTCTCACATATGCTTTTCCAGAGGATATCTGTAGAGTAAGAATATCGTCTGATGGTGTATTACCGTTTTGTGTTTGTTGTGTGTCTAAGTATATTCCTCTATTACCAATTCTATCATTTAAACTTTCTCTTGCACTAACTGTAAATGGTCTAACATAATAATCTCCTGATTCATCATATGTTCTTCTTGCCAATTCATCAGCAAAAATATTATAATCACTTTTAGTAACTATTTTCTTTACTTCACCGTTTTCTATTCTGAATAATTCAACAAAATCAGCGTCGTCAGTATCTGTTAAAAGTTTTTTATGTAATGAAGTTGATAATCTAAACCTATCTGCACCTGGTGCTGCTTCATTAGAAAACCCTTTTGCATTATCGTATAAATCTGAATTAACAGAAGAAGGCCCTACTGTTTCTTCTTTTAGTAAAAATCCGACTCTATAACTTGGACTATTTGAATATTGGTCTAATATTACAGTTGATGGTACATTTTTTATAAAAAATCCACGAACAAAGAAGACTCCTTCACTTATAGAGAATGAAGAACCAGTTGATGTTGAGTTTGATACTATACACCTTGCAAATTGACTGTCTGCTGCTATACTTGTGTTTAAATAATTAAAACTTGAAAGAGTTATTAAATTTTCACCATCTAAAAAAGTAGGAGTTATCCCATCTCCACCTGATTTTGTATACTTAATATACAATGTATCAAAACCATCAATTGATTCAGATGCTGTTAATCTATTAACTACTGTCGCTTCTACCCCTGATGTTTCTCCTTGAATTTTTATTTTATTGTCTACTAAAACTTTTGTATAGTTACTAACTGGAATATTTAAGAAATTAGGATCTATTTTTACCGCAAAATACTCAGAATCATATGAAGTTCCACCAGGAATTACCATCGATCCTTCTTTGAAAAAATGTTGTCCAAATTTTTCAACTTGATTTTGAAGAATTGATTGTAATGTGGTTAATTCTCTTGCTTGAACTGGAAATCCTGGTTTAAATAAAACTTTATGATAGTTTTTACTATCAACAAAGTCGTCAAAATAAGGAGAAACATTTAAATTTGTATTTTGTGGCATCTTTTTAGAACTCTATGACTATTTTTACTTCTTCCTTTTGGGAGGAGGTTCTTGTTACTGGTGCTCGATTATCAATGTATATAATTTCACCAGAGTACTTTTTAACATCTGGACTTGCTTTTCCTAGATTAAACGTTTGTCCAAGGGAAACATTTTTTCCACCAACTACAGTTGAACTTTGATTATTAAATGATGTATCAACAATCAAATTTTCAGGAGATCCTCCAGTAATAGCAGTTCCAAGTCCAACAAAATCAAGTTTTTTATATGAATAATCTGATAGAGTGGAAAAACCTACTGGTTGATAGTATTTTAAAATTCCAGTATCTGGATTCCAAGATGCAACATAACCAACTGCAGTAGAACCAACTCCCACTGTTTGTGTTATTAGTGCATTTGGAGAATAAGTGATTTGTGATGTGCTAAATCCAGATCCAGCATCTGGTTTTAACTTTAAAGCACTTAAATTAGTTGCAGTCGTATTATTTAGAAGGTCAGTTCCACCAAATTGTAATGGATTTTTTACTAGACCAACACGGGAAAAATCATTACCAAGAACATAGTCTGGAGCATCATCTATATTATTATCAAATTTTGCATATAACATAACTCTAAACCCACCAAGTTCACGATATATATCTGCACCATGTCCACCTTTTGGGGGAATTACAACTTCAAATTCAGCATCAACTCCTGGTACGAGAGTTTTTCCACCATATGTACCTGCCACAAATGTAACTGCAGCATATGTGTATCCTGAACCACCAATAACACCTGTTATACTTTCTACAACTCCACTATTAATGGTAATGGAAACTGATCCACCAGTTCCATCCCCACTTATTGGAATATTAGAAATAGTTCCTGTAGATGAAACTACACCATTTGTGATGATACTATATCCAGAACCACCATTTTTTATAACGACAGTTTCGACTCTTCCATCAACAGCAGCATCCTTTATAGTTTTTGTTGTTGTATCACCCCATTCTTTAGGTAGTGGTATATAGGTAGTGGTTACAAATTTAACTATATCTGATGGTGAAATAGTATAGAGATACTTCCAGAGATAACCATCTGAACCATTGCCAGCTTGTTGAGGAACTACATTTGTATGAGTTGGTTCAAATAATGACTTTTGACCATCTGGATTATCTGCATTAGAACCATTATTGATACACAAATATACATTAAATTCCGAATTTATAACAAAATAACTTGACCCATATAAAGTAGTAGATTTACTTTGTGGTGTTAAATTAGTGCTAGAATAATTATTTCTATACATCTCATATACTGTTCCAGTTTGCCAATCTAATCTAGGAACAACTCTTCTAATATCATTTGAGGTTACTTTTTTTAAAAAAAGCATACTATCATAATAATAATTTTCCTGATCAAAAGCATCTACAGGATTTGGTACAGGACTTCCCCAATTAGAGTTACCATAATTTGGCACACTAATATTTTTTGGATTTGGATGACCCAAAAATGAATAATAGTTATTATTTCCAGTTGTACCAATACCTACAAAACTGTCTATAAAAGTTTCTGCGTTTAATATACGATATTGGTCAGTGATTATTGCGGGCATTGATACTTACATTTTTTGATTATTTATACCTGTTATTAATAAACTAATATCAGGTTATTGTGTATATAGTTTGAACAGGTAGGGTTCGAACTACTTGAGCTGATGTTTCAATTCCAAGAACTCCATTTTGATTATGGAAAGTAAATGATTTAGAATTAGAACCTCTAGTAACATTAACTGAACCCCAACTATAAGTTCCAGATTTAAAATAACTTGTTAATCCTGATGTATCTATTCCTGCGATTGAATTAACATTTGCAAAAACTCTTACTATCGAAGATCCAACTGATACATGATGTTCGGCAAAATATACATTATCTAAGAAAGTATTTCCAATACTAACAGTTTCTGGGCCAGAAGATGTAGTTCTTATACCAGTAACTCCGTTACCAATAAAAGTATTTTTTATTACAAAGTAATCACCAGTAGTGATTCCTGACCTTGTTATTTCATTTCCTTCAGGACTTGCTGAATATATTGTAGGATCTGGTTTGATTTCAAAGAATATAGCGGGCCCAGTTGTATTAATTCCAGTTGCACTAGTTCCAACTCCAACCACTATTCCGTAATCTCCTGAATATGTAACTCCTTGAATTTTTTCAATAACAGTTGTTGATCCTGATCCAATAATGTTTATAGAATTTTTCGTTCCACTTACATTATCAATTTCTCCAAATAACCAAGAATCTTTAATGTATATTTTAGAATCAGTAGGAGACACTGACTTTATAATTCCTGATGTCGGATATATCTGTGGTTCTAAGTAATTTCTTTCTTTAGATATCCTTATACCATCAATAATTGTATCTTCTGTTTGTTTTCTCCACATTGTTGGTCTAGTAAAGTTACTATCAGTTACTATTCCAACACTTGCATAGGTTGTTGTTTCTACGGTATCTGCTGCAATTAACTCATAAACAACCCTATTATCTTGTTCAGAAATATTATCAGAATACTGCAATTTCAATTCATCTCCTGGTTTTATGGTTTCTTCAACATTAACTCCAATAAAATCATCAGTGGAACCAGTATAAAAATACATTTTAAATTTACTACCTTGTTTTGGTGCTTCTTTAAATGATATTCTTGTTCCACCATTAAATTCATAGTCTCTACCAGGTTTTTGTAAAACATCATTTATGAATATTAGTAAATTATTCTGCAATATGATTCCAGAACCTTCTTGAGCAACTATACTATAGTACTCTTTATTAGTTTCTGTTCGAGTTATAAGGAATGATTTTCTAAATCCATTAAATTGGAAACTAAAATCGTCAAGTTCTAAAAGTTGACCAAAACCCCAACCTGCAAATTTATCTTGGAATTTATTCTTAACAGTCACTTTAAATGTTGTTGTTGCTGCTCCTACTTGGAATGGTAGGGCATTTAACTCCAAAACATCTCCGATCTCATAACCAATACCACGATTCACCATATCAAATGATACTATACTGCCTCCAGTTCCGACTACAACATCTATTTTGGCACCAGAACCTTGATTGGATCCACTTAAGTTATCTAAAGATAAATTTCTGTATGGACTTGGTAATGGTGCAGTTACAAAAGTTAATCCAGTGCTTATACCTGTGTTTGTATATCCAGTTCCTGGATTTACAATTGAAACGGATGTAACTACGCCAGCAGTCACAAATGCAGAAATCGCTGCACCAACACCAGTTGTTGAACTAACAGATACTAATGGATTAGATAGATATCCTGAACCTCCAGTTAAGATACCAACTGATTGTATTGTTCCAGCTGCTGATACCACTGCATTAAATAATGCTTTTCTAGGAACTTGATAACCACTTCCAATGCCAACATCAAACTCATTAATAATTCCACCTCTGGGTAAATCTTTGTTTGCTGTTGTTCCTGTAAAATCAATAGTTTGACCAGTTCCAACAAATTCATAATCTGATTTTGTAATATCACCACTAGTATCACCTAAGAAAGGTCTTTGGAATATGTTATTGATTAATACCACACCAAAACTAGTATTAATACCAGTTAATTGAACACCATTACTTGTTAAGTTAAACTTATCTGTAGATCCATCAAATTTATCTGATATGTCATCTATGATTGTATTGGTATTATAAGATTTTCTGTAATATGCTCTACCATTAAAGATTGAAGACGTTTTTATTCCTGTATTTCCTGTTGAACCAAAAGGTGCATCAGAAAAATATATTTTACCTTCATCAATTCTGTAATCACCTTTTACAATTGTCACTGCTGCTCCAACTGTATGTGCTGTAGCAACAGTTCCCATCTGACCTCTAATAACATTTAAGGTTGTGTTTCCAACACCAACTATATCAACTTTAATAATTTCGTCTTCTATTTTAATTAATGATTTTCCTGAAATCTCTTTAGTGTCATTTAAAAATATAATATTAGTAGATATTCCTACTGAACTGGATAATCCTACAGAAATTGTGGTGTTAATACCTATAGGACTTTGAATAATGTTATCAATACTAATTAATGTTCTAATGGTAGCATTATCTGAAGGAACTGAAAGACTATTAGTAGTTCCAATACCCACTGCGTTAGTGAATGAAACCGCAATTCCAGCACTTGCATAAGATTCTGATACTGCTATTCCTATGGTATCCTCAGTTTTTTTAATTGCAAAAACAGTTGATGGTAATAAGTTAGTAACACCAATACCTGGAACATCTGTATTTGCAATCCCTATCGCTGATTCTCCTGAGTGTGGTTTGTAAATTAATTCCTCACCAGTATTAAAATTATGTCTAGGTATGGTAATATCATGATTTGAAGTAGAAACTCCCGTAGAGGGACTAAATTCCCTATGAAATAGAGAGTTTCCATCCGTGAAAACATTAAAAATAGTTTGTCCAATAATACCGCCACCAGTTGAAGTTACTATTCCTGTAAACTGTGAACTTATGTCATCTATTAAAAATACTTTATTTGTAACGGATTCATTATAGTCAGTTATTATTTTAGATTTAAATACAACTAATTTTGAAAAATCTGGATCTTCAGTATCTTCACTAACTAGATCATAATAATATTTTTCATGAACAGATGCTTCTTCATCAATATCAACCTCCAAAGTAACTTCACCATCAGATTTTAAACTCTGGGTTCCTACTGAACTTATTCCCAAATTGCAGAAATTTTTAAAACCAGCAGTATGATCTAAACTATTAACTGCATCTTTCCAAGTTTCAAATGGAACATCACCCTTAATTGAGTATGAAAATCTTTGATAATAGTCATTATCATGTATTCTTTGTATATCTAAATTCAATTTTCCCGAATCAGTTTTCCAACTATTAATAATCCTTGCTGTAGAATCTACATTTAAGTCAAAATCAAATTTAAACTGATTAGTAACAGTTCCTTTATTGTTACTAATTGAACCTACAATTAAGTCATTATTGGTAAATTCTCCAGTAACGTTAAAAACTTTTAATGTTTGTGAAATTGGATCCCAACCATTTTCGGCAACAACTCCCGAAATGTTTTTATCAGGAATTTCAACAATTTCATTTTCAAAGAATGAAGATTTTTTAAATTCGGGTTTAAACTTTGCTAAGTGTGATGCTTTTATAACTCTACCAAAATTATTATCTTGTTTATATGTTCCTCCAGTTGTTCCAAGTCCAACTAAAGAGTAGGTGATAGTTTCACCGCCACCAGCAGTACTTGCAATGCCAACTGTAAAAGTTTGATAATCATAAGCACTAGAATTATATCCATCATTACCTTCTACAGTTTTAATATTTTCAACGAATATCTCATCTCCTACTTCAAAAGGAAAACTTCCTCCCTGATTAAAAAATCCACTTTGACTGGTATCGTCTGGTTGTGGTGCTCTTAGACTTAAAGTAACTGTTCTATCACCATTAGTCACTGCTTGTGTCACTACTATTCCATTTGAATTATTAATAGGAATAATTCTAAGATCGTCAGATAATCCACTATCATTAGTTAAAATTTTAATATCACTGACTGAAGTTCCATTTAGAGATGTTTGAGCAACTATATTTGGTTTACCAATTGCAATAACTTGTGGTGGACTTGTATAATTAACTCCTCCAGTAACAATACCTATATTCTTAAGTGTAAGTATATCTTTTAATTCTAAAATGACATTACTATCTGCTTTTGGTTTTAAAGTATGATCTGGTGAAAATTCTAATCCTTGATCAAAAACTTGAGTATCATCAACACTTCCAATACCATCTGATTCTACGGTTAATATTGCACCTGTGCCACCAGTAGTTCCTATTGATGTAATTATTGGTAATTCTTGAACATTAAATCCTCTATTTAAAACATTTATTGAATGTATTCCACCACTTTCACCTGAAGACTTTGTTGAATAGAACGCAGATGAGAATCCACTCTTGGCAGCATCATTATTGTCAAATAAACTTGTTTCCCCAATACCAGTCGAATTAAATTTAAAATTGGTATCTGCGATTCCTACAACTTTAAATGGTCTATTAAATTCAGAATCAAGCACTACTAATTTTGAATAATCTGGAACTCTTTCATCCACAGAAAAAGATAGTGTTTTAGTTGAGTTAGTATTTTTACCTTCAATTCTGTAATAGAATTCAGAAGTTAATGAATTTGCAACAGATATAGTAGTTTGATCATTTGTTTGTGTAATTTGATCACTATTATATTTTGATTTAAAGTTAATATCCTCGTAAAAATGTAAATCAAAATCATTTAAACTTGAATCAGAGGTTAAAAATTGAATAGTATTATTTTTATATAAAGTTAATTTTGGATTTATCTTTGATATTTGATGACTTGTTCCACCAACTCCTGATATAACAGTATAATTATATGGAAATACTGATAAATCATAAGAATTTTCTGCTAATCTTATAGTATCTCTTGAATCTTTAACAACGTAATAAACGCCATTATCAACAAAGGGAGTTGCTGGAGATGGTGAATTATAAACAACTAAATCTCCCGTTTCAAAATCGTGATTATTAATTGTTATTTTTGATACCGTAGTTCCAATTCCAATCGCTGTATCTGCAAATAATAATGGATTAACTACTAATTTTCTAATATTTTCATTATATCTTAAATCAAAGGTTTGAGTTCTATTAGAGGTTACATGCAATTCAAACTCATCGTTCAGTGATAAACCATGCTGTTGACCTGTGGTTGTAGCACTTGCAACAGTAACTGTTCCATTCACCCTTCTTAAAGATCCAGAAAGATTGTTTACAATCCTTTCAATTTTATTGTCATCACCAGCTGTGGTTACAACTGATCTAAAGAATAAATGACTAGTTGTAAATCCAGGTGAGTTTTCAGTAGCCAGTCCAATAAATTCATTGTTAAATTTAACACAGTAAAATTTATCAATAGTTACTAAGTCAAATTGACTCGATAGATCTGCATTTTTAGAACCCTCAATTGTACATCCAATTGAAACTAATTTGACTTCATCTCCAGTCTCAAATTTATGATTAGGTAAATAAATTCCTTTTGCTGGAATTGATTTGTTAATCGCTGTGCTTCCTGCAAATCCCACAACTACATTAGTGGTAGTACTTCCAATTCCAACTGCTTTTGCTGCTTCGAAATATTCTACTTTTGGTAATTCTAAATTTTTATTTTCAATTTTTTTAGGGACAGAATAGGTAAATTCTGTTTCTAATTTAGTAATTAGTGCTCCTGCATTGTGTGTTGCATTTGAAGTTAAATTATGTTCTCTTCTAATTCTATATTTGTTATTAACATCATCATGACCAATAATTAAAAATTGTTCAGAATCAATTTGAATTGCATCATTAACTTTAAATTTTCTATTGATTGTAGGTTCTGAAAAAGTCACGAAAGTTGTAATACCAGTAGTAGCAGCATTTGCCATTGACTCTGATAAACTAGAAACCATTGTTGATAACCCAATGGTTCTAATACCTTCTATGTTTTTATAATTAGTTGATGATATTCCAGATATTTCAACAACATCTCCATCAGAAAGACCATGAGGGACTGTAGATACACCAGTTACTTTGCCATTAATTATTGAAAATTTTAAATTATCTACTATTGTATTTGTTGTTCCTATTGATACTATGGGTTTTCCTAGAATTTGAGAAACTTTTGCAGATATGGTTAAATCATTAAAGTTTATTGTATCATTTACCTTGTAACCTGATCCAGACTCATTTACACTAATGGAAGTTATTTTAGAAGAATTGACACCATCAACTTTAATTATGGCATTTGAATTTAATGGATCTTCAAGTAATGGGTAATTTCTATTTTGATCATTTAATCCTAAATGAGTTACATTTCTCTTGTATTCTCCAGTATTTAAAGTTAAATCTGATTGAATTTTGCTTATGTCATAATTAAACTCATCTGTTGCATTGCGATGCAAAAATGTAGTGTATGGAAATGATGGATTTTTAGTTATATCATCTATAGTTGAAAAATAAGCATAAGTTCCATCTGGAAAATCAGCATTTTTTGTAAATTTTCCATTATACTCATCTAAATCACCATTACCTCTATAGATATAATCTTGCACAAAATAACCATTTTGGTAAAATGGTCTTAAACCTGTATCAGCAACAATATCAAGATCATAACTAGATTTTATAAATGTAGTTATTCCAGAAACATTTTCACCAACTGGGCCATAAATTGGATTTCCATCATATGCCCATCCAACTATTTTTGAATGAGTATCAGTTGATTCTACAAAATTTTCGTCAATATTATCTTTAAGTAACCGACGATATCTTTTTACTGGATAAAAAGAACATATCTTATTTTTATTATTTAAAGATACTGATCTTAATTGAACAAGTTCTGAGTTACTATCAGTTAGTACATCCTTATATCTTTCTACCGAATTTATTTTCCAATTATGTATATTAGATCCAATAATTGATTCAGAACCAGTTGGAATTACTTTTATAAACGTATCATTAGAATCGTATCCTGTTCCACCAGAAATTATATTAACACTTGTTATTTTTCCATCAGAAACAACAGATTCTAATTTAGCAAATAAACCAGATGTTCCAGATGTTCCACCAACTCCTACAACTTCAAGTTCAGGAGGAGTTGTATACTCAGATCCAGAATTTAATATATCAACACCAATTATTTTCCCATTAGTAATAATTGGTGTTATAATTCCATCTTTACCTGTTAGTAATCTTACGTTAGGTCTACGAAGGTAGTTAATGATATCTGTTACTCCATAACCAACTCCACCATTTCTAACAAAAATACTTTTTAGTCCACCTTTAACCATTGCTTTTGCAGACGCTTTATAATAATCTGGAATTATAGTTGTTGATCCAGCAGAAACTTTACCCTCAATTTTAATTTCAATATCTGGATATTTAAATGTATGAGTTCCAACTCCAATGTTATTTAAATTTGTATATATTTTCCTATCATAATTTGTATTTGATACTGTTGTTGCTGTTCCTGCACTACTTAACTTAAATTTATCTTTATCAATGACTGTAACCTTATACACTGTATTTGAATTTAATCCACCAATCACAGTATCACTAGTAGAGTACTCAATTACATCACCATTTACAAAACTATGATTTTTAGCATAAATGTAATTATTAAATGTGTTTATACCTACAAATGTTTTAAATATATCTTTTTTATTATTAGGTGGATATTGTTGAGATGATACCAATACTTTATGATTTGTATATGACGAACCAGACTCTTTAACTACAATTTTGTCAATTACTTGCCTTACTTTTTTAGATTTAAAAGTATGAGTTTGAGTTCCATTATCGATAATTTCTAAAAGATTATTTTTATTGAGTGCTCTATTTTTAGTAATTGCTAATTTAAAAGAATTATTGTCTATTTTTGAAATAAAATAATTACTTCCTGATGTTAATCTATCAGTGCTAAATCCAACACTAGCAACGCTAGTATTAGTATTAATTCCTACAGGAATTTGTGTAGCTGTATATGTTACTTCCTCTCCATCCAAGAACCTGTGATCACCAACAAATGTATCATTTGATGTATTGATGTCAAATTCAGTAAATGATTTAGTATGAATAAATCCTTTCATTTTTGCTTCGCATATAGCACCTACTCCATTTCCACCTGTTACCCTTACAGAGGGAACTTCAGAATAATCAAATCCACTCTCATTTACAATTACCTCTGATAAACTACCTGAGAAGTTTGCATATGCCTCACAATCGCTTCCTGAGTCATCTGTGATTGATATTGTAGGTGGATTTACTACATTAAAATCTTTTCCAGAACCTAAAACTTCAAAATTATCAATTTGCCCATAAAATACAGAATCTTCAGAAATTGGTGAATGATACTCTACACCATTTAATGATAATCCTATTGCCCCAACAATATTTGAGTTGTTTTTAGATACCTGTGGGTTTTTATATATTCTTTTAAAATTATTCTGATTTACTAATTTCTCACCATCATACAAACTCGCAGGTGTTATGGTATGTGTACCAGTTCCTAAATCATCATACTTAATTTCTTCAAAAGAATTTCTGTACAAGTTTGCAAGATTCAAAGATATCTTAAAATTATCATTATCAACAACTTTTACATAAAAATATCCACTAGTGCTTCCAGATATTCCAGAATCAGAAGATATTGAAAAGTAAACTCTTTCACCATTTACAAAATTATGATCAGGTATGGTAATTGTATTTGTGTTTGTACTAATTCCTGATGAGGAAACAGTTTTTGACCTATTTGTTGTTTCAGTATCAAAAGATGGGTATCCAGAAAAAGCAACATAAGTATTTTTATCAACATCTGAAAAAGAATTTTGAATATTTGAAAGAAGAGATGTAATTCCAAAATTTGATGAGGCATAATTTAATTTTTTCTTGACTATGTAATCACCATATACTATAGAACTCAATGAAGTTCCTCCACTTATTAAAAATCTAGTTGGAGTGTATACATCAGCGACAGTCGCATCAGTTATGATAGGACTATTTGTGTCTTTAAAGATAATATCTACTTTATCTCCATTTTTCAAAAAATGTTCAGTTAATGTTTCAAAAGTTGATGATCCAGCATTATGCTGTTGAACATTAACATATGAAAGATTATTATAAAACCAAGTATTAAATTTTTTATTAGATATATCATATTTTTCACCCAAATGTTTAACTCTAATAGAATCGTTTTTATCAAAATATTTGGTAACATTAATATTATCAGAAGCACCAGAGATAGATCCAACTATTCTCATTATACAAATCTTAGTTAAGTCATTATCTTCGTAACCATATACAAAATTAGTGTCAATGACTGGATCAGATTCTGTTAGAAGTCTTACTACACCTGTACATCCAAAAAATTGATTGCTTGACTTAGATGTGTATTCTGCTAAAGTGTAAATGTTATTATCATTTAAATAATAAAAATTACCTGTTGCTCCAAATCCAATTGTGGAATCAACTGTTAAAACTTCTGTTGTTGATGCAGTTCCAACTACTTTTGTTTTTGTTGAAATCTTAAATGTATCATTTATAGTGCCTTTTGAGAAAGATATTCGATAATATTTTTTATTTCCTAAGAATTTTGTTGTAACATTTGAAACTGCACCACTAGCAGTTGGATTTGTAAATGCATCTTGATATATTTTAACACCAACTAAATTTAGTGGATCACCAGAAATAACTTCAACTACAATGTCATCAGTTACATCCCATTCCGCTTCTGATGGTATTATTACTTGTTCAAATGGTTTAATAACTTCAACTTGTTCTCCATATAAAACTTGAAAAAGTATTTGTAATGAGGTATCTGTTCCTTTTGAACTATAAAAGTCTCTTGCTCTTGATAATATGTTCTCAATATTTAAACCATAACCTAAACTTCTTCCTTCTATGCCAGGTAAAAAATTATGTCTAAATTTTTTGTAAAATTCAACTACAAAGAGAAAACTTAAGTTTACTACTGATGAATTTGCAGTATGTGCTGTAGCATTTGTATCACTAAATGTTAAAAACTCAGGATTCTCAAGAGTTTCAATGGTGGATATACCACTAAATCCACGAATACATCCAGTAAAGGTAGTATCAGTTTTTCCAGTATACGTAATAATCTCATCATCAATTTTTAATAGTCCATAACTATCTGGAAATCCAATTGTTTGATTTACATTAATTACATCATCAAATGCATATGATATAGAAGTTAAAACTACTGGTGATGCTGGAGTGGAACTATTTGGTGCATTAACTGTTTGTTTTTCAACCAAAGAAATGTCTGAAACAGTTGATATCTTCTTAAAAGAGGAGATATGATCAGATATGTATGTTGTACCATAATCGTGCTCCTCGTACTCATAGTACTGAGTCAAAAACTCTTTAAAAAGTGGATTATCTGCTTGTATAAAATCTGGTATTTGACTACCAAGAATATTTGAAATTTTTACTTTTTTATCAGACATCTGTTATCTTGTATATTTTTTGTTGCTAATAAAACTAGACGGTGGTATGTAATTTGTTCCCGATACATTAGATCCAGAAACAAGAACATCCTCTAATAAATTCAATTTACTATTTCCTGTAGTATCTAGCACAATATAAAGATTCTCTTTTGCAACAATATCATTAGATTCTGGAGTAACTTCAATTTCTACTCTATTTTGTATTGTTGACGATACAATAGTGATTGGAAATAGCAAAACTTCACCTTTTACATAATCCACAGTGCCTGCATTACTATTAATATATGTAATCACACCCTCATTGATTGTAAAAAACTTAACAACTCCTGTAAGTTGATCATTATTTGGAAAATCTGTTAAATATACATCTTTTTCAACTCCATCTATTTTAAATGCAGAAGAACGAACATTAAATCCTTCTAAATCAGCGTGAAATTTGTTTCCATAGCAAATTTCGTAAGTTGCAAGTTTATTATATGAGGGAACTAAATTTCTTCTTATTACAAGAGTCGTAATATTTGAAGTTATACCATTATCAACCTTATCAATTTGAGAAAGTAACTTACTATACTTCAATCTTCCACCAAAAGAGTTTATATCTGGAGATTCTGCGTAACTTTCAACTGCAGATAGTATTCTGGACTGTAAATTTAACTTGTCACTAATAAATCCTGAGTCATACGACACAGTTGAGTCAAATTCAACATACAAATACATCAAATCTAAAAATTCTTGTTTAATTCCAGCTACTGTGTACCTTTTTAAATCATTTTTAATCAAATTTTTTGCTACTGCTGATAAAAATTCACCATTTTTTGGTTTTACAGTGATGTAAACCTTTCCAAATTGAGGTGGATCTAGTTCCTCTCCACCATAAGCACTTACGGAGTCAATATTTGGATATAAAAAGGGTATTAAACTCTTATAATCATTAGGTGTAACTGCTCTATACTGAGAGGCATAGACTCTAGGAGCAAGATATTTAATATTGTCTATAGATTCTATGTCATCTCCATTTTCAGACCGTTGTGTGGTCGTTAAAAGGGATATGTTACTTGTAATATCGACATCCGCACCACCAAAAAGGTATGTTAATCTTCCTGCAAAGTTAAAATTAGCAGCATCATTACCATCTTTTCCATTTGAAACAATGTATGTAACTCTAATTTGTGATCTATTTCCAGGATGCTTACCTAAAACACCATCTCCAAACATAATTTGATATTTTTCATCATCTATCTCTTGAACTAAAAATAATCTAGAGTTTTGATTTACTTCAAATATGTTTGTATAGAGATTGTATTGAAATGTAGCACCTGCATCTCCCGTTTCATCCATTTCTACAACATCTACACGAATTGAAGATGTATCTATATTTCTATTGGGTAAAATATATCTTTCATTTGCTTGTGAACCATCTACAGTGAAAGTTTTAGTTAGATAAGTACCTTCATAAATGGAAATATCATTAAAACTTGCAATTCCATTACTATTTGGAGTGACTGTAATGTCCTCTGGTATTGAAAATGTATAATTTCCACCTTGAACATTACCCAATGCAACTAAACCTGCGTTCAATTTGACTTGTTTAGCGTTAAGTGATGATACATCAACATTAAAATTAACCTTCGCAATTGCCGATTTAGTTGATCTTGGCACATAACCTATATTTCTTGCTAATGATACGACATTTTCACGTAGAGTTGCACTATCAATGAATGATTCATTGACAGACATGTTCGTATTATATGCAGTTATGTAAGAGTTATAAGCAAGAGTATCGATTAAAATTGAAAAATTAGATCCTTCAAAGTCAAAATCAGAAAAATTTGAGTTTGCTCTCAAATAATCTTTGATCTGAGTTCTTATGGTATTGAAATCGAGGTTAGTAAACTGTGTAAATGACATTATATTCTAGTCGGTTGAAGTAAAAATTCGATATTTTGTGTCGGAAATGGCAATCCAGTAATATCATACTCAATTCTTATCTGTAATTCGTATGAATCAACTAAAGA